CATGGAGATGTCAACTTTCTTCATCAGAAGACCTTGTCAGGCTGGTGACATTTACCTTTCAGATTCCTCCAAAATGCTCCATTTCTCAGAGATCTCGTCCAATCTGAATGCTTTAAGATCCATAAAGACTCAGTTTTTTGCATACAAGAGAATATCAGACATGGATTCGTTTAGAATTATCAAGGATGTCAATCAGAAGACAAGAGAATTTCAAATTTATCTAAGAGATTCTGATGGCAGATCATCAACAATCTGCCACAGCAATGGAAACTACTACCCTGTGGAAATAAATGACCAGCTAACAGTTTCAGATGAGATATTCATAATGGGGGTGAGGTTGTCCAGTCTTATAAAAAACTCTTCGTGGTTCTATAACTATCAGTTACCATCAATGACAAATGAGCAGTCACTTCGGTTCCTGAAAAATGATGTAAACTTCAATGACTTGCTTGCCCAAGATGATGTTACAATGTCAAGAATCAGTGAATACATTGAAGTTAGAGACGAAGTAAATGAAGATGCTTTTGCAATCATGCGAAACACAAATCAGAACATATTCGGTACTGATATTGATCTGGGAGAACAGACAATGTTCACTCTAAATGAACTCTTTAGGAAGACAATGGACACTGAAACGCTACCAGATGAATTGAAGCACTTCTCTGAAGACATTGGTGATTGGGCCGAAGAAGTTGAGAACGAATTAAACAAGGACATGATCAACTTGGAAGGGCAATTAGAAAATGGCGAAAATGTGAAAATGGTGAGAGCTTTTGGATACTCAAAGCCCAAACCATACAGGGCTATGAATACAATCAGCACATTGCAGCATGGTTCAGTGCTGAAGTCTAGGGTGCTCAATTGTTTCTTCTCAGAAAGATCTGTTGATCGTGAGAAGCTCAGACAACTGCCTCACATGTATATGTACTTGAGATCTCTAGAAACAATAGAGGGTGTTGAACTCAATCTCAGAAATTCTTTGATGGATCTTCTGCTAAAGAAATTGTCAGAATCTACTGGCAAACCAAAATCCAGTTTAAAACAGACCTTAAACAAGAGTCAAGGGACGTTTGTTATACCTATTTCCTTGTTCCATGCATTCATAAGTCAGGAAGAGGTTCAAAATGTTGAGATAATAGACAGCATATTTGAACTTGAGGAAGACAGTGATGATGAGGTGAATGATTCTGATTCCA